AAATAAGAAAAAATAAAAATAGCCATTGTATTAAAAAAACCATCACTTGCACTTTGATAGCTTATGTAAAAAGCAGGTATGAGTGTTGTTAATAATAAGGCAATATGTGAAATTATATCATCGTTAATAAATTTTAAAACTTTCATAGTAAAGATTTTAAAATACAATCGCTTAAAAAGGGTTGAATATGGAAAATGCTGGAAGTATTGGAATTGGTGTTATTTTAGGACTAGCGATTAAAAACGCAAGTGCCGTTGGCAAGGTAGTTAAAGATTTTAGCAATTTAGAAAAAATAGCAGCAAAAACTAAACTCGGCATTAGTGGATTGCAAAAAGAATTAAACGCTCTTAAACTCAATGCCAATTTAAGAGCGGAATTAAAAGCTCAAAGAAAAGGTTTGCAAGATGAGTTTTTAAGTTTAGGTAATGTTATTCGAGGTGGAATTATTGGTAAGGGTTTAGGAGAAGCTATCAGCTTTGAATCTGCTATGGCTGATGTGAGAAAGGTTGTGAATTTTGATGAAGGCGATGATATTAAAAAAATGAGTGCTGATATCCTTAAGATGTCTCAAACTTTACCTGTTACTGCCAATGAGTTAGCAGCTATAGCTGCTGCTGGAGGACAGATTGGACTTGGTTCAAAAGATGTAAGAGAATTTACAAATCTTGTAACTAAAATGAAAGTGGCATTTGATATGAGCGCTGAAGATGTGGGAGATAGCGTTGCGAAAATTAAAAATATTTTAGGCATTTCTTTAAAAGACATGGAGGATTTAGGCGATAGTATTAATAATCTTTCAGATAATAGTGCATCTAAGGCTAGAGAGATTATTGATGTTATGAAAAGAACTGCAGCTGCTGGAAAGCAAATAGGATTTACTAAAGAACAAATTGCGGCTTTAAGCTCTTCTTTTATATCTTTAGGTAAGGGACCTGAAGTAGCAGGAACAGCTATTAATAGTCTTTACCGCGTTTTAGCCACAGCTGATAACATGGGAACTAAAACTGAATCTGCTTTTGCAAAGCTTGGTATAAGTGGAGCATTTTTAAAACAAGCCAGTTTTGATGATCCTCAAAAAGCTTTAGATATGTTTTTACAAAGAATTTCAAAACTAGACCAAAAAGAACAAATGGGCGTTTTAGTTGATATTTTTGGTCGTGAATTTGCAGATGATATGGCAACTCTTGTTGGAGGGCTTGACACTTATAAAGAAGCTTTAAAAAATGCTGGTGATGAAGCAAAAAAAGGCTCTTTACAAAGGGAATTTGATACAAGGGCTGCTACCACTGAAAATTCTATTATATTAATGAAAAATGCTTTTAATTCCTTAGCTGTTAATTTAGGTTCGGTTTTTTTACCTGCAATATCATGGGTGAGTGCTGGAATTTCTTATCTTGTTAATAGTATCACTTATATTACAGGACTTGTCCCTGGTCTTAATGGGGTTTTAGGAGGACTTATAGCCACTTTTTTGCTCGCCAAACCTGCGGTTTTAGCTTATGCTATTGCTAAAAACTATCTTAAAGATTGCACCATTTTACTTAAAAGTGCTTTGATTAAAACAAGAATACATCTTTTAGCTTTTCGTAATTCTTGTATATTATCTAATATTACTTTAAAAGCAAAAACCGTCACAACTACTATTTACACAACCTCCCTTAAAGCCTTATCTTTTGTTTTAGGTGGGCTTAATAAAGTTTTTAAAGCCGTAGCTATTGGTATTAGAGTGTTAAGCATGGCTATGATGAGTAATCCCATTGGTCTTATTTTAGGGGGCATTGCAATAGTGGCTGGGCTTATTATTGCAAATTGGGATAAGGTTAAGTCTTGGTTTAAATCTTTTATAGAATGGCTTAAACCTGTTTGGGAGCCTATATACAATGTCATTAAAGCAGTATTTGATAAATGTGCCCTTGTATTTACAAGTTTTAAAGATATTATTATGAGTGTTGCTTCTCCATTAGCTGAGTTTTTAAATTCTATTTGGCAAGGTGTTGGGGATTTCTTTTATAGTATTTTTGGTTCTTTATTTGATTGGTTTGCTTCTAAGCTTTCTTGGGTAGGAGATATGATCTCATCTATAAGTGGCTTTATAAAAGATGCTCTTGATTTTGTAGGGCTTGGAGATGATGAAGAAGTTAAGATAAGCCAAAGTGAACAAAACAAAGAAAAAGTCTTTACTACAAACACTTATAAAGATGAATTAGCTGAGACAAAAAGTATAAATCATACTCCAAGCTTTAATAATGGCAATATCAATATAAGTGTTAATGGTACTTTTAACATAGCGACTAAAGATGGCAATTTTAATATGCAAGAATTTGCAAATACTATACAAAAAAGTGTATTTGACGCTTTAAGAAAGCAAGAACAAAACAAAATGAACACTACAATTTATGGATAAAATATGAGTGAATATATAGAAATAAAAGGGCTTGAAAACTTTTTTAAAGCTTGTGATAAATTAATAGATATGGATAAACACGGGCAAAGCATTATGGCGAGTGCTGGAGAGAGTATAAGAAATAGCATTATAGACTCTTTTAAAAACGAACGCAGTATTTTTAATGGAAAATGGCAAAGCTTAAAACCAGCTACCATAAAACAAAAGATAAAAGATGGTAAGAATAAAGGAATTTTAAAAAGAGATGGGGATTTAAGTAATGCTTTAAATTGGCAAAGCGAACCTACCAAAAGCGGAGTAGAAGTCTTTAATAATATACAGACTAAAAATGGCTTTAAATATGGTTATGTTCATCAATGGGGAAACAGAAAAAGAAAAATTCCTCAAAGAGCTTTTTTACCCATAGATAATAACAAAGTCTTGCACCCAAGTATAAGAAGTGTGATTTATAAAGATACTAAGGATTTTATTGAAAAAATTGTTAAGAAGTGATGGCAAGGAAGACCAAAGCCTTCCTTTTTCTAAAAACTAGCAAAAGCATTATAGCTTTGTTTTTAAAGACTAGCTTTTTAAATTTTATTTTGAAAGGAGTTTGTATGAAAAATAATACAGACAAATTTCTAAAAACTAGCACACTTACTAAACCTACAAGAACTACACTAAAAGCTCCGTTTGCTTGGGTGGGTGGTAAAAACTATTTAGCTAAAGAAATCATCGCTTTAATGCCTGAGCATAAAAGCTATATTGAAGTCTTTGGAGGAGCTTTAAGTGTTTTTTATCAAAAAAGTGCTTCAAAAATAGAAGTCATTAATGACATTAACGACGAGCTTATTAATTTACATCTTTGTATAAGAAACAAACCCCAAAGCCTAGCAAATGTGCTTAATTCTATGATAATAAGTAGAAAAATCTTTCATATGCTTAAAAATAAAGAAATTAAGCCAAGAAATGACTTAGAAAGGGCTGCTTTTTATTTTTATCTTATCAGTACTTCTTTTGGTTCAAGTATGGGACAATTTGCTATGAGTAAACAAAGAGCACCAAAGAGATTATGTAGGGATTTTAGCTTACATACAAAAAGACTTAAAAATGCCAGTATTGAAAATAAAAGCTTTGAATATATTTTAAAAGAATATGATTATAATGAAGCTTTGTTTTATTTAGATCCACCTTATGTAGGGACTGAGAATTATTATAAAAACACAGGAGGTTTTGGGCTAAAAGAACATGAACTTTTATGTAATTTGCTTAAAAATATCAAAGGTAAATTTATGCTTTCTTATAATGATTGTGAGCTTATAAGAAAGCTTTATAAAGATTTTAATTTTAAGGAATTAAAAGTAAGGTATTCTTTAAATAATAATGTTTTAAAAAGAAAAGAAAGCAAAGAGCTTTTGATTATGAACTTTTAAAAGCTAAGAGAGTAAAAATACTCTCTTTTATTTTAGGAAAGAGCTTAAAAACTTTAGAGCTTCTTTGCTAAAATCTTTATTGCTTTCTTCTAGATACTCTTTATCTAAAATAGCACCGTATTTTAATAAAAGTAAAATCGCTCCAAAATTATTATGAGTTATTGCATAAAACATAGGTTCTTCGCCCATGCATTCTTTAGTTGCACTCATACCATTTTTAAGATATTCTAAAACAAGTTCATTGTTATGGTTGCAAATTGCGTTTATAAAAGTCTTGCTAAAACCTTTTTTGATATCTACTATTACTTTACTCATCTTATCTCCTTTTGTTTTGATAAGACAAGATTAGCTTCGCTTGGCTGAATGTGTGCTGTTGTTTGACATCTTTTTGAAATCAATTTGTATTAACCCAATCTTGCACCACATTTAATAAATGATTATAATCACTACTCATGGCTTCTTTTTGAAATTTACTTATTTCTTCTTTGCTTACACCTGCTTTTTTTAAAGCCTTGCTTACTCTTGCTAGAATACTAAAAGCATTGCCATCTTCGCCAACTAATTTCACATAAACATTAGGATATTTCATCTTTTCTCCTTAAAATTCACAAAAGGTACTTTTTAATTCGTATCTTTGTTTTTCATCATTATATTTAACTACAAATTTTCTACCTATAATATATCTTTCAAACAAAGGAACTTGTATAAGACTTTTATCTTCATTCATCTCAAATCTTTTAGCGATTGAATAAGAGTTTATGCCCATATTATAAATAGTCATAAGCTCTAATATATTATCTCTAGCAAGATAATCTTTTTCTTTTAAAAGCTTTTTGTACAAAATCCTAAATTCACTCTCTAAATCTTGTATGATTTTTTCTTTTAATTCTTTATCAGTGTAATTTTTGATATCTTTCATGTTTATCTCCTTTTTCGATAGAACAACCTTGTGTTTTACACTCTCTGTGAGATTAGCTTGACTTAGCTTATTGTGTACTGTTACATCTTAGAAAGTTCTCCAATTACCACACCAATTAGTAAAAAATCTCCATTTTTGTAAAATATATCTTTATATAAAGGATTTAAAGAGTGTAAAATCACTCCATCAACTTGTTTTAAAACTTGTTTTATAAAAAGTCCATCTCTAGTATTAATCACACAAATGCTTTTATTTTTAAAAGCCTTATTCCTATCTATTGCACAAATTGAACCATCTTTTATAAGTGGTTCCATACTCTCTCCATAACAAGTGATAAACTCACATTCTTTACTTCCAAAAAAGTTTAAAACCTTTTCATCGATGATTAAATCAGAGCTATCAATCAAATCATTTATACCACCTCCACCTAAACTTGCATTTGTTTTATAAAGCTTTAAAATTTTATATTTATTCTCACATTCTAATTGATCTTTTGGGGAACTTCCATAGAAGAAATAATTAATGCTTATATTTCTTTGATTTAAAAAGTTTAAGATTTGTGGATAAGGAATGGAGTTTCTAAATTTCATGGAATTAAAAGTATCAGGATTGATTCCTAATTCTTTGGCTATATCTTTGGTTTTTAAATCACGCTTACCTTCACTTGCAAGTATATCTTTTAATTTTTCAATCACTTCTTGCATTTGCATTTTAATCCTTTGATTTTAATTTCAAAGAATTTAAACATAAAATTTCAAAAAGCAATTAAAAACTTTTGTTTTGAAAGTTAGTAATTATTCTATTAGTAGCTTTCTTAATACACTATTTCGTGAATTTATATATTTTAAAACAATACTTTTTTTTATTTTATTTTCATCTAAATCCAAAAAATCCAAATAAGCTCGAAATAAATTATTGTTTAAATCATCATTAAAATTATGATTTATATTCATATTTTTAGAAAAATGATTAAAAAATTTCTTATAAAAATCGTTATTTTCTTTAAATAGTTGTATTAATTCTTCTTTTTTAAAAAAAGTATATTGCTTGATTGCTTCAGAATTAAAACTACTTTCTATATTTTCACAGCTATTAATAAAAGCATTAATATTTTCATACTTGCTTGTTATGTATTTTTCTTTGGTGTCTTCATAATAACGCTTCCATTTTTCATTTTCTAATAATTTTAAAAGATCTTTATCAGATTTATAGTTATCACGAAAATCAAATTCTAATTCTTCTGTAACAAGAGCTTCTATGTAATGTTTATTGATTTTTTCTTCTATATTGCTTAATTTTTTCTTTGTAATTTGTGTGTAGGTTGAAAATAAATCTTGATAAAAATCATAAGGATAATAAATAATTCCACCTTTTGAATAAAAGTCTATTTCTAAGAGTGAATTTTCAACAACTTTTACAAATTGCTCATCACTTAAATTACCTGTTAAATGTCCCATTTTGCAGTTTTGAAGCTTGAAATAAAAATTAGTTTTTAGAGTTTGATTAAAATCATATCTTACTTGTTCTTTTTCTTTTTTACTTAAATAAAACATATTTTTTAGGTATTTTTCATAAAGATGATAGAAGCCTGAAGATAAGTCGATTGTCTCTATTTTAATAGAAAGATATTTTTTAGTTTGAAATATTAATGATTGATAATTTAATTTTAGAGCAATTGCAAATGCTTGTTTATCATCATATTCTCTAAATTTTAAAAAACAATGCTTATTAAAATAATCTATGTGTTCTAATGCGTGAAATAATAATCTTAAATTGCCATTGCAATGTTCTTTATATATTTCAAAAATAATATTTTCAATAATATTTCTTATCTCATCCGTAATTTTAGTATATTGATCTATTTTCTCTTTTATAATTGCTTTTGCTGCTTCATCATTGTTTTTTATGGTTATTTCACAATCAATAACCTTTTCTTTGTATGTTTGGTACCAGTTTTTACTATTATCTTGTTTAGCTTGTTTTTCTTTATCATTTATAGTTGAATTATTGTCTTGTTCTTCTAATTCACCTTTGTGAAAAATCATAACAACATTACATTCTTTTTCTTCTTTAAGTAAATTTACAAGTCCTAAAATTTCTTTCAAAGAAAGATTATCTGATCTTCTTTCTATATTATCAAAACACACAATAATAT